TTTTGCTCTTTTTTTAATCAGCTTTTGAGTAGTATCTGTATCACTTCTAAAATGTTTAGTTGATAAAAATTATATTTTTAAAGATACAAATATAATTAACGGGGTTACTTTTAATACTTATAAAGTTAATTTACAGGTAGTAAATAATTTTTACCAAGGTAGTAAAGAAACTTTACAGGGGGGTAGTAAAGAAAATTTACCCAATAATAAATTACCTTATAAAGAAAATAATAATAAATTATATATAGATATTGTCGAGATAGAAGAAATCGTAAATTATTTAAACGAAAAAACAGGAAAACATTTTAGAAGTGATACAGATACTACTCAAAAGCTGATTAAAAAAAGAGCAAAAGAAGGATTTACTGTTGATGATTTTAAAAGGGTTATTGATACAAAAACTAAGCAATGGGGTAAAGATAAAAAAATGAAAATTTATCTTAGACCCGAAACGCTGTTTGGTAGTAAGTTTGAAGCATACTTAAACGAAGAACCAAACAAAGAGGTCTATGAAGTAAAAATAGATCATGAAGATTTAGAGCGGTATTCAAACATGGAAATTGATTTTTAGGAGGAATAAAGAATGATTAATGAATTTGGACTTTATAGAAACATTAAACCAAGATATTTAATACCTGGTTTAAGAAGTGACAGAACTTTAGACGATCAAACACAAGGGTGGTGGTTGCCATATTATGACAAAGAAGGTAACATCCATTTGGTAGATACATATCATTTAAATGATTATTGTGCTAGAGGAAATGAATTTATTGAAAAATTAATAAAATATAATGAAAATAAAGAAGATTGTTCTTATATTATTTCAAAATCTAATAGTGATTATTATTATGGTGGTTCTGTAAAGATTACACCTATAACAGAAAAATATTTTGAGTTAGTTTGTGATTTAAGAGATTTTACAATAGAAAAAATAGACGCTAACGATTATAAAGAAGAAGATACAATAACAAACGTTCAGCTTTATTTTGAACATTGCTATCCTAGAGGTTGCACGTTATTAAGAAAAGGTGCAAAAAAAGACATTACAAGAGAAGCAGAAAATTTTATGTATAAAAAATTAGATGATATTAGAACTTCGTATTTGAGTGATTATGATGTTAAGCAAATTGAAGAATATCTAAAAGATAAATCTCTTGATTGTAAAATAGCTGAAGAACTAAAAGCAACTTTGAAATATATAAAAAGAATAATTGAAATAGAAGACAAAAAGAACGAATTTAGAAAAGATTATAGAAAAGAAATAGACAGAATTAGAGGTATAGAAAATGATTAAAGTAGATAAAGATTTTTTAAGGAAGGATATTATATGAAAAACTTTGATAAATACATTGAAGAAATATCAACAATATTAGCAAACAGTCATTGCGATAATGCTCATTTATGTAATATATGTAATGTTAGAAATGTATGTGAAAAATTAGGATCGTTAGATGAAAAAGAAATTCAGGAATTTTTATTATCTGATTATAAAGAACCTATCAAACTAACACAATTTGAATATGATTTGTTGACTATTAGAAATTCGTCTGTATGGTTTAATTCGCCATTAGAATGCAGTAGATATTTTGAAGAATTAAAAGAAAAAGGATATTTTAAAAATGTTGATTTAAGCATGACTACTAAAGAAGTTTTAGAAAATTGTGAGGTGGTAGAAAATGTGGGTTAGAAGTCAAGATAGAAAGCGTTTATTAAATTTAAATGGATACAATATTTATAAAGAAAAAGACTTATATCAAATTATAGGTTTTGATGTTAGAAATAGTAATAACGATATTGATTGGGTATTGGGTGAATATAGTAAAAAAGAAAAAGCTATTAAAGTATTGAACATGATTCAACAAAAGATTATTGAAATTGATAAAAATAAATTTTATGGACGTGAAATGATGATGTATACGGATAATACTTTTCAAATGCCACAAGATGATGAGGTGGAATAAAATGGATAAATATGAATGTATATTTTTATGCGTTGCTGTTATTTGTATGGCTATATTATTTTCAGTAATGATTATATTTTGTTGATAAGGAGGAAAACAATGAAAACAGCAAATGATATTTTAGGAGATATTCCACATATTGATTTTGATTTTATCGAAGATTACAACAAAAAAAGGCAACCACCAAGCTATGGTATTGATTGCCCGATCTGCCTAAACAAAGGATATATTAGAAAAAAGAAAGATCAAGAAGGAGAAAATGATTTAATTAATAGCTATTTAGTTGAATGTAGCTGCATGAAAAAGCGTAAAGCTATCTCAAACGCTAAAAAAAGCGGTCTAGGGGAGCTTTTAGAGCATAGGGTAGTTAATTATAAACCCTATAACAAAACAACGCTAGAAATGCGTAATTTAGCTATAAAATACATAAAAGAAAAATCAAGTGATTGGTTTGTATTATTAGGGCAAAGCGGTGCAGGAAAGACTATGATATGTTCAGCTATATGCAATGAATTACTAAATCAAGGTAAAGAAGTAATATATCAAAGTTGGAATACGTTTGTTAGCGAATATAAACACGAATTAAGAAATGCAGATGGCAATAAAATGATTGAAAAGTTGCAAACGTGCGAAATACTTTATATTGATGATTTTTTTAAAGGAAGTCAAACAGAATTTGACGTTAAAAACATAGCATATGACATTATTAATTATCGGTATAACAACATTTTAACAACAATCATCTCTAGCGAGTATATGCTAGATGAATTAATAGAAATTGATAGCGCTATTGCTGGGCGAATTAAACAACGATCAAAAGAATATTTGTTAGAAATAAGAGGAAAAGAAAACAATTACAGAATGAGGGAATAAAATGAAATTAGAAGAATTATTATCATATCACAAACCATGTAATAAAGAAGAAGTTATAGAAATTTATCAAGTTGAAAATTTTGATAATCCTATTGAAATTTTAACAGCGACACAACAGAGCAAATACAATAATTGTAATATAGATAGGTTTTATCTTTTAAATGGTAAAATATGTGTTTTAATTTATTAATTGGTGGTTAGATATAAAAACAAATAATATTGTGGAGGTAATAGAATGATTAGTAAAAAAGACTATTTAAATCATTTAAATTGTGGAGTTAAAACTTGTCCAAGCATTTATGATGCATTTAAAGAATTAATAGATAATTATTTTAAGTTATTAGATGATTACGATAAATTAGAAAAAACTTCATATTCTCTTGAAGGAAAATTATATGAAATATATTACCCTAATCCTTATAAATTTGAAAATTTAAAAGAAGGAATGTGGGTATGGATTAAAAAGTTAAAAGGATGTTTTAAAATCAATTCAATTGTTGATTTAACCGCAGAAAATGGGAAAAAGTATGTTGATTTTGGTTTTGGTTATATTGAGTTTAAAAAAGATAGTTTCTATCCAGTAACAAAAGCAATGGAGGTTAAATAATGAAAAATTTATTTCAAATTAAAAAAAACATTAGCAAATTAAAAAAAGATACAAACATACAAGTTTACCAATTAATTGATGATGTGATAACCTTAAAAAGATATCAAGATTTTAGTAGGGTAATCAAGTTAAAAAAAGGGGAATTATTTATGCTTGACCCAATGCACAATGATAATAAAAATTGTATCAAATTATGTTCGGAAATATCGGAATGGGGAGATGATCGTTATTATCATGATGAAATAAGAGTGTATAGTGATTTTAATAAATATTTTAAAAAAATTAAAATTTAGTTTAAAAAATACTATATTTATGGTATAATATAGTAAAGCAGGAGGTAAAAAATGAATAGAATTGATAGGAAATTATTTGAATTAGGATTTATTAAAAAAGAAGAAAATAAACACGGTGTTACTTATGAAAGAATTGAAAGAAAATATAATTATGTTCAAGAAGTAGATATTATACATAAACAATCTAATAAACATTTAATTTTTTCTTATGAAAAAAATTTAATAAATAAAGATGGGTTTAACAATGTTGTAGGTTTAACTTACAAAGAAACTAAATTATTTATGAAAAAATATAAACAGATGAAAAGAAAATACAAATGGGGTGATTATAATGATTAAAATATACGATAAATATTACATTGATAGTGATAAATACAGTTATCAAGTAATGAAAGAACAAGGCACTGATAAAAACGGAAATACAATATACAAGGCAATTAGTTATCATAATAATTTTTATGAATGCATTGATAAAATTTTAACATTAAAACAACGTGAAGTGGTAGCTAATTGTAGCGATTTAAAAACTGTACTATTTGAATTTAGAATGTTAAACGATGAAATGCAATCTGTTTTGAATCAAATTAAGAATATAGAAAGTGGAGGAATGAAAAAATGATTAATAAATGTATTCTTATCGGAAGGCTTACTAAATCTCCCGAACTTAGAAGGACCGCTCAAGGAGAAGCTGTTACTTCATTTACTTTAGCGGTAAATCGTAATTTTACTTCTAAAGATGGGCAACAACAAGCTGATTTTATTAATTGCATTGTTTGGCGTAAATTAGCAGAAAATGTTGAAAGATATTGTTCTAAAGGAAGTTTAGTTGGTGTTGAGGGAAGAATCCAAACCCGTAATTATGAAAATAATCAAGGGCAAAGGATTTATGTTACTGAAATTGTATGCGATAGTGTTCAATTCTTAGAAACAAAAAAAGCAGAAAATAATAATCAAAATTATGATAATGTACAACATAGTTTTGACATTCAAGATGACGATATAGCTTTTTAGAGGGTGATAAAATGGATTTTAGAAAAATTTTTCAGCAAACAAACAAAGAAAAAATAAAAACATATGAAAATTTGTTAGAAATCCAAAAAAAACTTCATGGAAGATGTTGCACTTGCAAAAATTACGAAGGAAGCAACGAGCGTGGTTTTATCATCGATTATGGTAAGTGTAAAGTTAATTGTAATTTATTTACTAAAAAAGTAATTGCAAAAGAATTTATTAATTGTGATTCATATATTGAAGACAATGAATTTGTAGAAGCAATAAAAAAACAAATAAAACAATTAAAAGAAAAGCAAAAATGAAAATAAGAATAAATTTACAAAATGGTAATAGTGTAGTATATGATGATGTTAGAGAAATAAGAGCATTAGTTAATACTTATCAAACTAAAATAACATATAGAGATACAGTAGCTTTTGAATATGAAGAACCTAAATTACAAACTTTAATATGGTATATTGAAAACTATGATATTAAAAGCATAGAAATATTAGAATTATAGAGGTGTTATATGTACAAAGTAAAGTTTTTTGTAGATATAGCTTTATATAAAGATATTGAAGAAGAAATAAATGAATTTTTAAAAGAGAATGATGTAATACCTATTACAATAACGAACGCTAATAATTATTATGTGTTGTTGTATATTGATAAAGGAGAATAAAAAATGAAAGATAAAATTATTGAAATGTTAAAAATGCAAGAGGCTTTAGATAATAGCTTCTTGCAATATATGGGTAATGATAAGTTAGACGTTGAAAAAGTAAGAATGGCATTATTTGATGAATTAGGAGAAGTAAATCATGAAATGAAAGCTGAATGGTGCTATTGGAAAAAGTCACAAAAGCCAGTTGATCGTGATAAGTTAAAAGAAGAGATTTCAGACGTGTGGCATTTCTCATTATCATTGCATAGATTAATTAACGGAATTACATTTTCTGAATTTGAACTTAAAAGAAGTAAAATATGGCATGATAATGTTAATTGGGAAGTTATTATAAGAGGAATGGCTCTAGGTGATGATGATATATTATACGATTGTATAGCATTAACAGAAAAACTGGGATTTACTTTTGATGAAATTTATGAAGGTTATATTGAAAAAAATAAAGAAAACTACGAACGAATGAAAAGAGGTTATTAATGGAAAAAATAATATTATTATTTATATGTGCTATATTTTTAACTGGATAATGAGAGGTATTAAAAATGGATAAAGAAAAGCTAATGAGAGAATTGTTAGATAGATATCAACAATTAAATTTTATTGATGATCGCAACAGATATGTATTAGAAGAAAGAATCGCTAAATTAGAAAGAATGTTAAAGGAGTTGTTATAATGGATAATCCAATGATTGATTATAAAGTGCTGTGTGAAGCAAAAGAAGAACAAATGAAACAATTAAAAGATATATGTGAAGAACAAGAAAAGATATTAAGCGATTATGAAAACAAGATTAAAAAATTGAAGAAAAAGAATAAAAAATTAAAAAAAGATATTAAACAAATAAGAAATTTTTATTTTAAAATATTTGCACTTGTATATAATAAAAATAACGGTTGTATAAATGTTGGCGACAGGATGCTATCAACTCCTATAATTGAAGAAAATAAAGGATTATTTAAATAATGGTGAATAACTATGTGCAATGTAGGAATGTATTTAAGATTAAAAAATAATGGTGCTGTTTTTAAATTTAATAATGGTGTAAACGTATTTATAAGAAAAAATGGCGATAGATATGAAATAAAGAAAAGGAGAGATAAAAATGAAAAAAAGTGAATTAGAAAATGGAATGATTGTTGAATTAAGAAATGGTAATAAGTATATAGTTATTAAAGATTACACAAATAAAAGATTAATAAATAAAGTAACTAAAGATGTTTTATTAGAAATAAAAGGAAAGGGGTATATGTCTTTAGATACTTATACAGATGATTTATTAAGACCTTCAAGAAACGAAGTGGCAGTTGATTATGATATAATTAAAGTATATTATATAGAATATTTAGATACACCAACAAGAGGTTTGAAATTATTATGGGAAAGAGATTTAGCTTTAGAAGAATTTAAAGATTCATTAAACAAACTAAACGAAGTTGTTAAGATATTAAAAAATAGATATATATTAGATGTAGAAATTTACAATTATAAAAAAGATTTTACAGTTGATATAAAATTTTATAACTTTAGATTAACACATCAAGAATACATTAAAGAAATAGAAGAACTTGTGCGTTATAAAATAAAAGATATAAAAGAAAAAAGCATTGATGAAATTGCAGATGATATTTCAAACAAAATAGACAAATTAATACTAGACTACTTCAAACAATAGCCACTATAAAAAAGTGGCTTTTTGTGGTATAATATATAAGAGGAGGTGTGTATAATTTGGCAAGACCGAAGAAGAAAATAGATTATGATTTAGTTAAGAAGTTAGCAGAGATACAATGCACACAAGAAGAAATATCAAGCATTTTAGATATAAGCGTTAGAACGTTGCAAAGGGATAAAGAGTTTTGTCGTATCTTTAATATGTCGAGAGAAAATGGCAAAATGTCGTTGAAGCGTTGGCAGTTCAAAAGAGCCGAACAAGGTAGTGATAGAATGTTGATATGGCTAGGAAAGCAGTATCTAGGTCAACGTGATGTAATTGAAAATAATAATACTCATGAAATAGAAGACTTAAGCGCACTAGCTGATTTATTGAAATGATAAAGACGCGTAAAATTAAATGGGGTAAATTCAGCGATAAACATAAACAATACATCAAAATGGCATTAAATTATAGGCATATAGTTGCAGAAGGTGCGGTGCGTAGTGGAAAGACTATTGATCATTGCATTATATTTGCTATGTATCTCGAGAAATGCCCTGATAAATTTCATCTTGCCAGTGGGTCATCATTACCCAATGCTAAGTTAAATATAGGCGAGTGCAATGGGTATGGGCTGGAACATTTATTCCGTGGAAGGTGTAAATGGGGTAAATATAGAGATAATGATGCTTTATTTATCCAAACGCAAACGGGCGAAAAAATAGTTATATTTGCAGGTGGAGGTAAAGCTGACAGTTATAAAAAAATATTAGGTAACTCATACGGTGGTTGGATTGCTACCGAAGTAAACGAACACTACGATAGTGAAGATTCAAGAACCAGTTTTATAAAGGTTGCTATGGCTCGTCAACTAGCAAGTAAACAAAAATTTACATTGTGGGATTTAAACCCTAGTGACCCTCACGCAAAGATATACACTGATTATGTTGATAATTATTTGCAGTTTGACTGGTATAATTATCAACACTTTACTATTTTTGACAATGCTACGATGTCAAAAGAAGCTATCGAAGAAATTAAACAGAAATACAACGAAGGCACAGTATGGTATAGACGTGATATCTTAGGCGAACGTGCAATAGCAGAAGGTTTAGTTTTTCCTTATTTTGCAGACAATGAAGAAGATTATCTTATTGAGCAAGAGGAAATAAATAAATTAAGATGCAATCATATTGTAATAGGTGTCGATTTTGGGGATAGCGGCTCTAAATACTCTTTTCATTGCACTGGATTTTATAACGACTGGAGCAATTTAATCGTATTAACAGAAAGAGATATAGAGAAGTCAAACGGTATCGACACAACTAGATTGTGCAATGAGTTTGTTATGTTCTATCGTGAAGTAATTCATGACTGGGGCTATCCACAATTTGTATTTTGCGATAGTGCTTCAAATACGCTCATAAACACGCTTAGAAGCGCTTGTATGCGTGAAGGACTAAACGGTAATGTTATTATGCCAGTAACGAAAAACGAGATAGCAGACCGCCCAAGAACGATTGACTTATTATTTAGGCTAGGACGATTAAAGATAAATAAAAAGTGTAGCAACTTAAGAAAGGCGTTGCGTTCGTTGGTGTGGGACGATAAACACCCTGATATTCCTAAAGATGAGAACATCGACAATATCAATGACTATTACGATAGTTTCTGCTACACGTTTATTACACATACAGATTATATAGAGAGGTAAAATATGTTTAGCAAATTAGATAAAAGATGTGAAGATTGTAAGTATAAAGACACTTGCAAAAATAAAAGAATGTGTGCTATGGCAACAGCTCCTGTACAACAGGAAGTATTAGTAAGCTATGTAGCACCAAGTTTTGAAGAAAATATAAGAGAGGAACTTAAAAAATCATTAACGAAAGAATTAAGATGTGGATTTAATAGGAGGTAACTATGGCAGAACAAATAACGATAGAAAATTATCTACAAAAATATGGCTATAAAGTCAATGATGAGGCATTTAAATACATTGACTTAGCAGACAAATGGTATAGAAATGAAATGATTGATACTTTTCATAAAAGATTCAATATAAATGGCGTGCCATATGAATTAGAGCGTTTAAACTTTGCTAAAAGATTATGTAGTGACGACGCTAACTTATGCGAGATTATCGAGATAAACGCACAAACAAACAAAGGAAACAACAAATATATTAATGATGTATTAAATAACAATAATTTCAATGTTATGTATCGTAAACAGTTAGAACAAATGAGTGCAACTGGTACAGTAGGTGCATATATTAGAATTGAAAATGCAGAATTGTATGATGACGGAACTGTTAAAGGTGGAAAGATAGTCATTAACTACGCAGAAGCAACGAACATTGTAGTTTTAAAATGCGTAAACAATGAGATTATAGAATGTGCTTTTAAAGGCGAATCTTACGACATAGAAGGGGCAAAGTATGCAATCGTAACATTTACACTAGACAATGGTAAATATGTTTGTAGAACAGCTTATTTCGACGAATACGACAATCTAAAAGAAGAAACAGAACCCATTCCATTGGGAGAAGTTAAACCATTCGCTATTATGCGTGTTGCAGAAGTAAACAACATAAAAAATATGTTAGGATATGGTTTACCTAAGATATTTAATGCTATTCCAAACTTAGAAATATTAGATCTAACATACAATATGTGGCATAGAGATTTAGAAAAGTCTGATAAGATGGTTTTCTTGTCAAAAGAACTAGGACAATACAATCAAAAAACAGGAAAATATGAGTTGCCAAGTGATGAATACAAAAAGATTTTTCTTCAAGTTGATGGTAACGCATTGCCACGAGAAAGCCAATTAGCACAAGAATACAATCCTATTATTCGTATTGATGAAGTCGAAAAATCAATGGAATTAGCGCTTAGTATGCTTTCTTTATCGTTTGGATATGGAACACGAAAATACACGTTTGAAGATGGAAAAATCGTTACCGCAACAGAATACATTGGATCAAGACAAGACATGCTACAAGAAGTCAACAAGCAACGCTATGAAGCTATTCAATATATTCAAGGAATTGTAGAAGCTATTAGATATTTTTCTAAAGAATTGAATTTAAAAGAACTACCCGATGATGAAATAGCAATCAATTTTGATGATTCTTATATAACAAACAAAGATGAACAATTAAAGCAGACTAGAGATGATGCTATGTCTTTTGATATTCCACAATTAAAAATCAAATATTTAAGTCAAAGATATGGTATTGAAGAAGAAGAAGCACAAAGATGGTTGAATAATGTTCAAATGGATATAGATGAATATCAACCAAAAGATGACGAACAAATAAAAGATGATATAGAAGAAGTTGTTACAAAACAATTAAACGGTGCTCAAACACAGTCACTAATAAATATTATAGGTCAATTTAAACAAGGTATTTTAACAGAAAATCAAGCGATAAATATTATTTCAGTTTCTATAGGGGTTTCTAAAGATGAAGCTAAAGAGTTATTGCAATCATAATGATGATGGGGGAGAAGAATAATGAAAGATATAAAAGTAAGAATGTATTCTAGCGGTAGCTTAAATTTAAAAAGCGTTTCAGTAGGTAGAAAAAACTCGAGTGGCATTTATAAATTAAAATTGTTAGTTGATGATAATTTGAGCAATCTAAATAAATTTATTGTAATAAATAACAAAGCCTACAACATTAATGATGGGTTAGAAGTAAACAAGACTTTAACAAACAAAAATAATGATGTATATTTTATATTATCTAGCAATAATATAAACATTTTAAAAGGTAATGTTATTTTAAAAAGCGAAAAGTTAAAATTGGAGGTGAACTAATGGAACCAGTATTAATGGGGAATGAAATTCTAACAATAGATGCAGACACAAGAACAATAGGAGCGCCTAGTGATTTTTTGTTAGGGGTAGAAACAGATAACGATGCCGAAAGAGTTAAATTCCAATGTCCTAAAATCGTGGGAGATAACTTAGATTTAACTCAATATCACATATATATTCATTATCAAAATGCTAAAGGTGATAAAGGGAAATATCTATGTGAAGATATTGAAGATGGAGGAGAAAACATCACTTTTAGTTGGCTATTAAGTCAAAAGGTAACTTTGTACAAAGGTCAAACTAAATTTCTTGTGTGTGCTAAGAAAACACAAGAAGAAACGATAGTATGGAATACTACTTTAGCGAGTGGAAACGTACTAGAGGGGCTAGATGTAGATGAAGATATCGTACAACAAAATGATGACGTTATCGAACAAATTTTATTGAAATTAGAACAAATAGAAGCAAGTGGTGGAACCGATGATATCAATAATGCACAAGTAACATTTACAGAAGCAGAAGAAAGAACTAATATCGAAAGTCAAGAAACGATATCAACAATGTTCGGTAAAATAAAGAAATGGTTTACAGACTTAAAAACAGTTGCTTTTACTGGCTCTTACAATGATTTATTAGATAAACCAGAAGCATATACGTTACCGCAGGCGAACGAAAACCAATTGGGTGGAATCAAAGCTAAAGCTAAAACTGATGAAACTGTTGAGGTTGCTATTGGCGATGATGGAAAATTATATGTATCGACATATCCTGCTGGTGGAACAACTGGACAAGTATTAACTAAGTCAAGTGACAAAGACGGTGACGCTAATTGGCAAATAGGGGCAACAAATGAAAAAAACTTTTCTGCTTCTGTAAAAGAATTAATAAAAGTTGGTACAAATAGCTATTTATCAGATTATAGAAGTATTATGTTTATGCCTTCTGTTACTGGTGTTTTAAAAGTAGGTAGCGATAACTTAATTGGACAACCGTATTCAGGAAAAGTTAATCAACTATTAGAACCAACAATTGTTTATACAGAAATCAAAGATGGATATTCATTAGATTATAATGAAGATTATACTGGGAATAAACTATGGCAAAACACAAGGTTTGGATTTAATGTAAATCTTGAATCAGGAAAAACTTATACATTATCATTAAAAACAAATAAATCATCAACTATATATTTAATGGGGGTAAATGGAAATGAAGATGTTTCAGGAACAATAGTAGCAACCATGTCTAACATCAATGGTACAGGTGAAACAACTTTTACAGTATCATCTGATTATAATAGATTAAGATTTGCTCCTAATGATGTGCCTATTGAATTAACAGAAATCACTTTAACAGAAGGTGAAACCGCATTAATCTATGGTGGTGGTGCAAAAGAATATAACGTTACAGAAAACGTTCCTTTATATATTGATGATGTATATGGATTGAATTGTGTAGGAAGTGGTGATTTTTACGCTTCACCATTTGCAATAACATCATTAAATGGTATTTATACAAATGGTAAAGCTAAGACATATGCTACTGATAAATATTTTGTAAATATGGGTGATAGCATATGGACTTTTGGAAGTAATACTGGTGGTATAGGTAATATTTCCGATTATATGGTAAAAAAATGTGGTGGCACATGGATAAATATTGCTACTGGTGGAACAACAATGGCAAATCGTCCAGGTGACAAAGCAGGACCTTATGATGCATTAGATTTTCATGCGTTGGCTGATTGTATATATTCAGGTGATTTTTCAACCGCAAAGAACAGTGGATTAACCACAAATTTAGATGCAAATGTAGATAGCATTGTATGGGATGATGTAGATTATATTACAGTTGCTTACGGAACAAACGATTTAGCATTTGGTGCTACTTTAGATAGTGAAAGTAATTTATATGATAAGAATACGCTATGTGGTGCTTTAAGATATGGAATTGAAAGAATAAATAGTAAATATCCAAATATTAAATTCATTGTATGTGGCATTTTGTATAGACACGCTGATGGATTATCAGTTTCAAATATCGTGGAATGGAATGAAGGATTAAGAAAAGCGTGTATTTCAGTAGGTGCGGAATATATTGAAATGTCATGTGGTATTAATGAAGGTAATTATAACACTTATCTATATGATGGAACACATCCTAATGAACAAGGTAAAATAGCTATTTCTAATTGTGTAGCAAAAAATATAATCAACATTGAAGGTGGTGATTAAATGACAATATACAAAGGAAGGTTAGAAAACACTGAAAGCGGAGATGTTTTCTATCCTCACACTTCAAACAATGATGGCAAAGGCTCAAAGAACAGCGTTTTTAGTTGAATTGCCTGATGAACAGGCTGCTGCTATTCCTTATTGCTATGACGAATGGCAGACTAATAAATTGTACAAAGTCGGTGACAGAGTACAGGATGATGGAAAATCGTTGAAACGCAAGCGGGTACTTTAGATGACCCTATCACCGTTCCTAGTGATGTGACAACAAATGCTTTTACTTATGTCGTTGGAAAATACTACGAATGGAACGGTAAAGTGTACAAGTGTGAAAGACAAGGAGAAACAGAAGGAACTGAACACAGTTTTCCTTACAGTCCAGACCAACTTGTTGGAAATTATTTCACTTTAGTATTATAAGGCTACAATTTAGTAGCCTTTTTTAGGAGGATATTATGAACGAAAAGGAATTAGAGCAAAACACGCAAGATAGTGTTGATATTGCACAGTTATTTGAATTTGCTATCATGTTGTTGTTGTTAAATGAATTTGAAAAGGTAGCTAAAGGTGGTAATCAAGCAGAAAGCACGAACACAATACGCAATAAATCAGCAAAAGAAGTTGACGCTTTCAAAAAGTCATTAGAAGTTGGAATATTAGCAACATTAAATAAAGCCAATAATAGCACGTTAGAGGGGCTTAAGAACGCAAAGGATATAAAATACTATGATGTATCAAAACACGCCGATAACATGCTAGATAACGTTAAAAAGTATGTTAAATCAAAAGGAATCGTGTTAGATGGTCAAAAGATGGAAACGTTCTTCTATAATTTATGCCGTGATGAAGCTAAAGCAGTTGTAGAAGGAACTACAACACTTGAAAAAGCAATGCAAAATGCTTGTCATAAGTTAGGACAAAGTGGCGTTAGTATTGTTACTTACGATAATACAACAAGAAAAGTAGATGTATTCGTTAGGCAAGAACTGCTATACGCTTCAAAGCAAAGCTATCAAGATATACAATTTAAGTATGCCAAAGATGAAGGAATAACAGTGTTTGAAACAGACGCCCACCCCGACGCTCGACCAACCCACCAAGTGTGGCAAGGGCGTAGATGGGACACAACGGGAAAATTATATCCTACGTTTGAGGAATTAAGTCATGGTAACGGTGATTATAACGATTATAACTGTTTACACGTCGTTGACCCAGTGGCGAACCCTAATGCACCGCTAAGATATACCGAAGATCAATTGAAGAGCATAAACACAAAGCCATTCAATTTTAGAGGGAAAACATATGACGGTTACGAAGCTAAACAACGTATGCGGTATTTAGAACGTCAAATCAGGGCGTGTAAGCGTGAAAAAAATTTGTTAGATAAGAAAGGATTAGACAATACTAAAGTCACTCAAAAGCTAAAAAATTGGCAAAGTGAATATAGCCAATTTTGCAAGGCTTATGGAACATATCAAAGAACTAATCGCACAAGGGTTTACACAGAATAGAATATTTGATATAATAATTATGCGGAGTTACCCCGTATTATTTCTTCTTCAAAATATTTCATATACTATTGTTTTCCAAATTAAAAGTGCTTAGCTGCACTTTTTTTCTTTACAATTTATTATAAAAGTGCTAATATATGTTTGTAAAGGTCCTCCGCCCCTTACAAAAAATAAACAGTGAAATGGCACAAAAGAGTACACTTTATGGTGTGCTTTTTTGTTTACAAATATAAAAATGTATGTTAAACTTAAATTGAACCGTGAGTTTAGTAGGTAATTGATATTATGGTAAGATATTATGGTGAATTAAAACATATAGGTTTTATGAAACCATGCAACTAAGTACACGTTGCTTGAATATATCGGTTGTGTTGGCGGTGGAATAGGGGCTAAACACAAAGATGGACTGAGCAATACATCTTTAAATAATAGGGAGGCTCGCATTGTAGGGTATGACGTCTGCTCTATTGCGTGAAAATCGCACCTTTTTGGAAGCGTTTGGGGATAGTAAATGGCTTCGAATGTATGCGTAGTCAAATGGTAAGGCATTAGACTGCAATTCTATGATTGCTGGTTCAAATCCAGTCGCATACTCCATTTTTTTGATTATCCATATAAAAGCTTCTATATCATTGAAAGGTTGCGTTTAGCAATCTTTTTTTATTGACTGAACAGTAAAACTATGTTATATTATATATGCAACATTAATCAATGCTGTTTGGTATAACTTGTATCTTTTTCATACAAAAGGCTCCATATTTCTAGAAGATTGCTATATTGCAATCTTTTTTTTATGCTCTAAACGTGATATAATTATATTGACCTCAAATGTGGAAAGCACATTTTAATAAAATTTTAAGGAGATATATAATGAAGAATATTATTGAGATTTTAAAATCACAAAACATCGAATTGAACGATGAACAATCAAAAGCAATTCAAGAAGAAGTAAACGCTAACTACAAGACTATTGCTGATTATAACAAGCAAAAAGATAAACTTGATTTAGCAAATACTCAATTAAAGGAAACGAAAGATGCTTTTGACGACTTCAAAAAAGGATATGAAGGTGTTGATATTGATGAGTTAAAAGAGAAAGTCGACACATTAACTCAACAATTAGCAGATAAAGACACCGATTATCAAAATAAGCTAGGTACTATTGAATTAAAAGGAAAGTTAAAAGACGCATTAAGAGAAAAAGGGTGCATTGACATTGACTTAGCAATGACACAATTCAATATTGATGAACTTTTAACAAGCAAAAACCAAGACAAAGACTTAGAAACATCTATTTCAAACTTAGCAGAGAACAAAAAAATGTTATTTCAACAAGAAGAACCAAAGCCAAAAGGTGGTATTAATCTTGGCGGCGGAACTGGTGGAAATGACAGTAAAACACATGATAATTTATTAAGACAAGCTATGGGCTTGGAAGTGAAAGGAGATTAATGAATGGCAAATAACATTACGTTATCAAAAAATTATGTAGATATGCTTGATGAAGTCTACAAAAAGGCTTCTATGACAAGCGTTTTAACAAGTGACGCTTCTATGGTTCGTATGGGTAACAATGCAAAAGAAATTATTGTACCTAAAATGGATATGGACGGATTAAAAAATTACACTAGAAACAGTGGATATACTGCGGGTGACGTAAAATTAGAATGGGAAACACGTTCATTCAATTATGATCGTGGTATTAAATTCTTAGTCGATTCAATGGACAATGAAGAAACTATTGAAATCGCATTTGGTAGATTAGGGGGACAATTCCAACGTACTAAAGTAGCACCAGAAGCAGATGCATTTACAATCGCAACATTAGCTAAAAAAGCAACTACAAACATTACAGAAAAAAAATTAACAACTGGTGAAATGGTTCTTGATGAATTGAAAGCAGTTATGAATCAAATGGACGAGGACGAAGTGCCAAGCGAAAGCCGTCATTTATTCATCACGCCTACTTTATTAAGATTGGCACAATCAGTTGATACTTACAAATATAAAGGTGTATTAGATGAATTTGCTTCAGTAAATGCAGTGCCACAGAAACGTATGTATACTGATATTGAATTAGTTGACAACGCAACTAACGACGCTGACAACAATATGAAAGGTGGATATAAGAAAGCAAGCGGTGCGGCTGAATTAAATTTCTTAGTTGTAGAAAAATCAGCTGTATTGAAATGGGATAAACACATTGCTTCTAACATCATTACACCTGAAGCAAACCAAACAAGTGATGATTATTTACAAAAATATCGTAAATATGGAATTGTTGATGTATTTGACAATAAATTAGCAGGTATTAGAGGTTCTAAAGCCCCTTTATAGTAACCGACTCAGCAAAAGTAGGACGGGCTAAAGTCGGTAAAGCCAAAGTTGGCAAAAAATAGTCCTAAATTGGAGGTGCAAAATGGCATATACAAAGAAAGATTGGCAGAATGATGAAGTTATCACTGAAGAAGCACTAGATAACATGGAAAATGGTATTAGTACTAATGATAGTGCTATTACATCATTGAAAAGCAAAGTAACTACTTTAGAAGGTAAAGTTGTAGACGCTACGACTACAAAAAAAGGTTTAGTGAAACAAGCAACAAAAGTAGCAGAAGCGGTTGGAGCAAATCCAACAAAAGCTGAATTTGACGCATTGATTACTGCTTTAGTAAATGCAGGTATTATGAAATCGTCTTAGAATATCATGGGAGGTGTAATATGAATATATTAGATTGGGAGTATTACAACTCCCATTTTCCTAAAATTAGCGAAGATGAATTTAATAAGTTAAATTATTCATGTTCTGTATTAGTATTCAATAAACTTATCAAAGATATTGAGCAACTAACAGAAGATGAATTAACAAAAGTAAAAGATTGTATATGCAATGTGATTAATTACACTTATTCTTATAATGAAAGTCAAAACGTAACAAGTGTGTCAAATGATGGTTACAGCGTTTCATATGTTCAAAAGACACAAGAACAATCAAGAAACGAACTAGACAACATTTTTGATACATGGCTAGGATATTTGAAAAAAAGTGGATATATTTGCTTCTAAAGTCACAGTAATTAATGCACATAGAGATACAATCACTAAAGAAATGATGTATTTTAGCACCGTTCTAAAAGACTGTATGATTAGAAAAAAAGTCGACACAGCACCTACCAATAATACATTGAACACGGTAGATTATTACTCTATCACAATCCCTTATCAAGACGGTTATTTATCGCCCTATGATTATCACAGACTGCCTAACGATCAAATGTCGGGTAAATGGACGTTAGACACAGAAGAAGATTTAATCATCTTAGGAGAGTTTACAGAACCTATCGACAATGATATATACGTTAAATTGTTAAAACGTGATGATGTAGGCGTGATAAGAAGCGTAAGTGATAATACAACAGTACCGTTATTAAAACATTGGAGAGTGATTGCTAAGTAATGAGTTTTAGCATTAATTCGACAAATAAATTAATGAGTGATAGAGGGATAAATGATAATGGACGTGTTCAAAAATATATTGATAGGGAAGCTATACGATTAATGTCGCCATACACCCCAAAAGAAACAACTGCACTAATAACAAGTGCTACACGCTTAACTAAAATAGGTAGTGGATTAATTCGACAAGGTGGTGCAAGTGCTCCTTATGGTCGTAGGTGGTATTATGAAAAAGCAAACTTTAAGGGTGCACCAATGCGTGGTAATTACTGGTTTAAACGTACAATGCAAAATGGTGGTGCAAAAATCATATTACAAGGTGCTAAAAAGGAGGCTGGGCTATGAGCAGAAAAGAATCGTTAATTAAATGGCTTAATTTGTACGATAAATTCGACATTGAAGATTTTATTGAAAGCGAGTTAGTTGAAAATGATGGTGGATTTGCTTTAGCAAAAGAGCCAAATACGGTAGAACCGCTTTCTTTTGTTGATGGAAGCGGTCAAAAATCCGAATATTACACGTTTCAAGCTAAATTACCAATAGTTACTGATGGCTCACGGTTAAGTCATGATGAATTTTTTGAAGAATTTGAAGATTGGATTTTTAATAAAAACTTAAACGGTGATTTGCCTACATTAGACAAAGCATTTTGCGACAATGTGGCTATTTCATCAAGTTATTATCTTCAATCTAACGAAGATAAATTAGGTATGTATATATTTACTATTGAATTAACATTTAGAAAGGAGATATAAAATGGCAGATGAAGTAAAAACTGGAACTATGATAAAAAAGTACATGGTAGGTGTATTTATCGATACTAGCGAAGGTGCGGACGGTTCAGCTTATAAACGTATTAAAAAATCAACTGAATTAGAAATTGCAACAGAAGCTAATACAGAAGAATTTGATTTTATTGCAAATGTAAATCCCGAAGAATTATTGAAGAATTATAAAATCTCACTTGCTCAAGATTTGGTTATGATTCAAGGCGAAGGTGATTTTGAATACTTCTTTGATAAATTCTATAATTTACCAGTATCACCCGAGGTTAAAACAAAAGCAATGATTGTATTTATGTTTAAAGGAGATAAAACAAACGGTTACAAAGCATGGGAAACTATGGCTAATATCATGTATGACAACATGAATGGTGTAGATGGTAAAATAAACTTTACTTTAAACTTTGGTGATGTTACTTTAGGAACTGCAACTATGAGCGCTGGTACACCAACATTTGAACCAGCGGAATAAGGAGGAATAAATAGTGTTTTATTATAACGGTGAAAGTCATGAATTGCCTAAAAAGACGATGGCTTTAAATGATAAAATTGAAGCAGTAAATAACGCTAAAACTACAAGTGAAGCATATCGCAAAATGATGGATTTTGTGGTTTCTGCATTAGGAGAAGAAAAAACAAAAAAATTAATTGAAACAACAGATATTATGGAAGTTGACTTAACCGAATTAAACAAATTAGCAGATGCAATCGTAATTGGATATGATCAAGAAGTTAATCAACAGCGAATTGAACAAGCAAACAGAGTTGCCGATTCTAAAGCTATTAAGAATTTAATCGAAGCTGGGAAGTCAGCTCAATACTTACAATCTGTAAATAAAAAATGATAGATTTAACTAAGGGCTTGCCAAATGCCATTGTCGGCGATGATGGCGAGCCTATTTATTTAAACACGGATTATAGATTTTGGATTAAATTCGATTACGATATAAAGCAAGATGATACAGAAAGGGATATATCATATCTTTTTAAAGAAAACGCCCCGATTATAACGCAAAATATATGGGAACAATTAAAAATGTTTTTATATAACCCTAGTGCAACTCCCAATAGCGATAGTTCTAGCGAAGATAAAATATTAGATTATATTTTAGACGGTGATTATATATTTTCCGCTTTGTATGCAACATATGGCATTGATATATTAGAAACTGATATGCACTGGCATAAATTCCAAGCGTTATGTAACAATATCATTGGTGAAAGTACATTATGGGGATATGCTAAAAGTGTACGAGGTTATAGAAAAACGAGTAAAAAAGATACTATCGATGCTCAATATTCAAGAGCCAAAAAAGCATGGAGTTTTAGAAAGGAATTGAGTGAAGAAGAACAAAGACAAATAAAAGAATTTGAAGATTATTTTGACGGTGCTTAGGAGGTGATTAAATGGCAAATGATGGTGAGTTAAAGTTTGGCACTAAAATAGACACTAAAGGTTTTGAAGAAGGTGTAGATGATTTAAAGAAAAAAGGTAGACAAGCAACAGATGATTTTGACAGAGGATTAGGTGGCAACGAAAAAAGCCTTGTTTCATTGAAAAACGTTGCAAAAATAGCAGGAACATATATTTCAGGTAGCCTTTTTAAAGATGCATTAACACAAGGGGTCGAATTTAACGCACAAATAGAGCAATATACAACGTCTTTTGAGGTGATGACTGGTAGTGCAGAAAAAGCTACGGAAGTTGTTGAAAGGCTTAAAAAAATAGGTTCTGAAACACCGTTTGAGCTAAACCAACTCGCTGAGGTTACGCAGTTATTAATGAATTATGGTTTCACCGCAGATGAAGCAATAGATAGAATGAATATGTTAGGTGACATATCGCAAGGTAATGCCGATAAAATGAACCGTATAGCTATGGCGTATGGGCAAATGTCGAGTGCTGGAAAGGTAAGCCTTGAAGATATTAAACAAATGATCGAGGCAGGATTCAATCCACTTCAAGAAATATCTCAAACAACTGGTGAAAGTATGGAAAGCCTATACGATAGAATATCAAAAGGAACTATTTCAGTAGATGAAATAACAGCTTCTATGCAACGTTCAACTAGTGAAGGTGGCAAATACTTCCAATCAATGGAAAAACAATCGGAAACATTAGACGGTAAAATGTCGACATTAAAAGATACATGGGATAACTTTTTAGGAGATTCTGTTAAACCATTAAGTGATTTTTTAAGAGATAGTTTAATTCCAACCTTAATTGACACGTTAAGTAATTTTGGCAATATATACAATGTTATTAACAAATTAAAACCAGCTTTAACAACAATAAAACAAGTTTTAATAGCGGTGGGAACAGTTATTGCTGGGTGGAAAATAGGACAAACAGTTCAATCTATTGTTATTGGATTTCAAACTGCTAAATTAGCTATATCGCTTTACACTTTAGAAACAAACGGTGCAACAGTTGCCCAAGGACTATTAAATGGTGTTTTGACGGCTAGTGAAGTGGTAGTAGGATTATTAACTGGTAAAATAACTTTAGCAGAAATAGCCACGGCTTTATGGACAAAAGCACAAATGGCACTTAATGCTGTATTAAGTGCTAATCCGATAGCATTAATTATTATTGCTATAGCAGCTTTAATTGCTATTGGATATTTACTAATAAGCAATTGGGAAACCGTTTCAAAAGTTGCGAGCGATGTATGGAATTATATTGTAGAAGCGTTTTCTAATGTGGCAACATGGTTTAATGATAATGTTGTGCAACCAATAGCAGAAGCGTTTACAAATATATATAATGCGATAGTAGAAATTATCAACACTATTATTAGTGCAGTGGTTAATTTTGCTATATCGGTTTGGCAAGCTATATATAACAATATAATTGTTCCTATTACTACCATTTGGTCAACGTGGATACAACCAGTAATAGATAAAATAATAGAAATTATTTCAAAATTAATAGAAATTATAATAGCTTTATTTTTAGCTTTTGTTAATTTTATTAATTCGTCAATCATACAACCTATTATTTCATTCTTTTCTAATCTGTTTAATAGCATAGTCAATATTTTCACATCATTAGCAACATGGTTTAATTCTACTGTTGTTCAACCTATTGTTAGCTTCTTTAGTGATATGTTTAACAGTATAAGTTCATTTGCACAAGGATGTTGGAATACTATTACTGGTGCATTTTCAAGCGTAGCAACATTCTTTGGAAATATTTTTTCAGTAGCATACAAAAAAGTTACTGAAGCATTTTCGGGGATTGCTTCTTTCTTTAGCGGTATATGGAATACAATTAAAACAACTTTTACAAATTTAGGAACAAATATTGCTGATGCAATCGGTGGAGCGGTTAAAAGTGGTATCAATGGTATTATTAGTACAATTGAAAGAACTATTAATACAGCAATTGGATTAATAAACGGGGCTATTGATATAATTAACTATATCCCTGGTGTTAATATTGGAAAAATTGACAAATTAAAAATGCCACGATTAGAAAAAGGTGGTATACTTAAAAAAGGTCAAGTTGGTTTCTTAGAGGGTAACGGTGCGGAAGCGGTAGTACCTTTAGATAGAAATAAATACTGGATTAAAGCCGTAGCAAAAGAATTTGATCGTAACGTCCCTCAAACTGTAACAAACAATAGAGAACAAACAATTAATTTTTATCAAAAAGCTGAAAGTCCAGCGGAAATTTCAAGAATGTTGCGTCTTGAAAAACAAAGGGGGTTGATTGGTTAATGGTAACGGTTAAATTTATAAGAAGTGATGGAAAAGAGTTTTTCATTGATAATTTAACATGGAAAGTTACAAGTGACGGTTTAGATGGATTTGATACTGTTGATAATACTATAACTAGCGAAGATAAAGCGATAGGAGATGGGAGCGATTTTATTGCTGAAAGAATTGGCAACAAAGATAGAACTATCAAAGCGGTATTAGTTAATCGAAAATTAAATACTACAATGAGAGAATTAGTAAGAAGTTTCTTTGTGCCCAAATACGAATTTGAGTGTCATGTTAGTTACAACGGTATCAGCAAATGGTGTAGAGGGAGATTATATTCTTCCCCTATGCCAGTAAAAAATATATATGATTATCTTGAATTAGAAGTGACTTTATTATGTGATAATCCTTTTCTTTTTAGCGAAGATAACTTCGCCAAAGATATCGCAGGAGTTATCGGTCAATTGGAATTTGATTTAGAAATAACAGAAAGCGGAGTAGAATTTGATAGTTATGAATTTGCTAACGAAGTCGAGATAAACAATGATGGTGACGTAGAAACATATTGTAGAGCAATTATTGAAGCAAATGGTGAAGTGGTTAATCCTAAATTAATTTTAGGTGACTACTATATTAAATTACTGGACACTTTACAAGATAACGATACATTAGATATTGATTTAACCGTACGCCCTTTAATTGTCAAGAAAAACAATGAAAATATCATACGATTAATCGATAGGACTAGTAATTTTGATAAAATCAAGTTTGATGTTGGAAAAAATACGATTGGATATGGCGCTGATAGTGGCGATAGTAATATGAGCGTAACAATTTATTATAATAAGAGGTATATAGGACTATGATATTGTGGCAACTTGATGAAAATTTTGAACTGCTAGGGGAAATTACTTCTAGCAGTGTACTTTGGAATAGAAAATATTATGAATTTGGCGATTTCTCAATCGTTATTCCATCGTCACAGTTTAATAAAAATGCGAAGTATATATATCGAACTGATAGAAAACAATTAGGCGTGATTAATAAAAAAGCCTATGATGATTCCAAATTACAAACAACATTAAGCGGTTATTTTATTGAAAAAATATTAAACGATAAAATAATATACCCAACCTTTAGCGGTAGTGGTGAAATAACTAGCGTATGTTCTAATATATTTAATACTTACAAGAAAGATTTACCAATTGGAATTCAAGAAGCTATTATGATGGCAAGTGGTGATAAAATAGACATACAGATAACTGGTGAAGAATTAGGAACTAAACTATATTCAATTTTACAAACACAAGAAATGTCTTACAAAATAGATTATGATTTTGAAACTAATTCATTAAAATTGAATTTCTACAAAGGATTAGACAGAACACAAGATCAATACGATAATAATTTTATTACTTTTTCAAAAACGTTTGACAATATATCAAGCGTACAAGCTGATGTTGACGATTCTAACTATAAGAATTATTTTATAGTAGCAGGTGGTGAGGAAGGAGTAAATAGAGTTGTTGAATATGTCGATTTGTCGAATGGCGGTTATCAAAAACAATGCTTTGTTGATGCTCGTGACCTACAACAACAAGAGGGGCAAAACCTTGATGATTATAAACTAGAATTAAGACAACGTGGTTTAGAAAAAGCGCAAGATTATTTATCTGTAACAAACATCACTGTTAATCCAGTAACTAGCAGTTATGAATATATGCTAGACTATGATTTAGGTGACAAGTGTGATATAATCATAAATGAACTAGGTATCTTGATTCAAGCTAGAATTATTGCGGTATATGAAGCTATCGAAAACGGATATACTACAATAGAACTAGAATTTGGAGATAAGATACTTTCAAAAATAGACAAACTCGAAAGGAGGAACATTAGATGATTAGCTTTCCTTTTACGTCCGATGGTGGAGATAGAAAGGTTTATACAAAAGATTTTAGACAGTTATTTTCAAAATACTTCACTAATGGGGTATTTGACGGCGGTTTTGCAGTAACTCCCGCTACTGGTATGAAAGTTAATATCTCACCAGGTTGGTGCAATATTAATGGAGTTTTTGGGTATAGTGAGGAAACCGTTGAAAAACAAATTGAAACAGTATCAAGTGAAACATATTTTAATATTGTACTAAGATTAGATGATAACAAAGCATCAAGAAACGTTGGATTATACGTTGTCAAAGGGACATCATCACCAGCTGAATTAACAAGAAATAAAACGGTGTACGAATTATGTATAGCACGAATTAAGGTAGGTGCAAGCGACCAATCAATTACATTAAGTATGATTGAAGATACCCGTTTAAATACCGATTTATGCGGGATTGTAGCAAACGCAGTCCAAGTTTTAGATACTGATACTTATTACCAACAACTTCAAGCTAAATTAGATGAAGTTATCGATATAGTAGACCAAGCATTAGATAAAACATTAGCTGGTAATTTACAAAATCAAATTAATAATTATTGGGAAACTGTATACCGTGTAGGGGATATATATACTACTACATTAGAAGAAGACGACCCAAACGAAAGATTTGGTGGTGAATGGAAGTTAATACCGAACATCCCACAAACATTAAGCGTTATTGATACAAAAGTTATTCCTATTTCATCAAATGAGGATGGTGTTAAAATACATTCTTTTAGTGATATTCAAGCAATGTTTTTTGGAAAATACGGGGTAAAACCTAGCCAAAAAGAACAAATTGGAATATCTTTTGCAAATGGCGATAGTTCAGCCAATCAAACACATATAGAAGGTGGTACTTGGTTAAATAATGATTTATTTGTGGTGTTAAATTCATTTACTGCTAACCCTATTCGTGTTAATTATCATTATTGCTTTGTATACACTGATAACACTATCAAAAAATGGAAAAGGACTGCTTAATTATGCGTATCAGTGATATTATAAGTTTAGGTAGTTTAATTTTAGCGTTTGTTGTGTTTATAGCTTCACAAAAAAGGGCTACAAAAAAAGACAACAGCGAAGAAACCGCGGTAATGGTATCGTTAAAAGCTGATATGAAATATATGTCAAAGCAAATCAATAATATTGAAAATAAGCTAAATACTATTGAAGAAAAAGTAGACGATACTAATTATAGAATTGCTAAAAATGAAGAACGTACAAATTCAGCATTGAAGCAAATTGATATATTGAGAGGACGTATTGAGGCATTAGAACATGAAAAAACAAATAAATGATGTAAGAAATGAGGTGAATGAAATGGAAGAAGAAATAGGAAAAGTAAAAGATGACATGACTTTATTAGAAAAAGTTATTGATTCAAATAACAAAAAATCAAACACCGCAATTAAAATTTTATTTGTATTGAATATAATCGCATATTGTATCATTGCTTATTTTGCTTATGTTTATACAACGACAACAGTAATGGAAACAACTACAACTGAACAAGAAGGAGTTTATAATTTTGTAGATAGTGAAGGAAATGTAATTTCTAGCGATTTGTCATTAGAAGAAATGCAAGAGTTGATTGATATAAATGGCGAAAATTAAGAGAACAACAACTAAACAACGTGTAAAAATAAAAACTGTAACACGTTGCAAAAATTGTGGTAAATTTGTTAAAGGTAGCAAAAATAAAAAATGACAGATATACTAACTACAATGAATGAAAGACAATTGTTATTGTTAATAAAATCGTGTAATCTTAGAAAGAAACACGAAGACATTCTAATTATGCGATATGTCGAAAATATGTCATGTCAAGAAATTGCAGATTTAAAAGGGAAGGAACTTCAAACAATTAGAAATGAAGTTTGTATTGCTAGAAAGAAATTCTACAACAAAATAGGTTAGTATTTAATGAGTATGTTTATTAAATTAAACATACTCTTTTTTTATGCCAAAATATAGACAAGAGGTGGTTATATGAACGAACAACTTTTACATGACGTCATGTCTTTGTTTGGCTTGAATGAATATCAGGCAATAGAATTTATAAAGAAAAACAAAGACGATATAGAAGAAATCGTAAAGGAGGAAAAACAAAATGTATAACCCATATAATCAAACAAGATTAGATTCTTTAGCACAACAAAAGGCATTAATTGAGCAACAAATGGCACAACTTCAACAAATGCAAATGCCACCAATAAACATTAATAATAATATGACACCTACTCCAAACAATTATGATGGAAATTTTAAGTGGGTAGACAATCAAGAACAAGCAAAACAAGTTGCTAATAATAATTTGCCTTTGATTCTATTCGATAGAAACAATCCTATTTTCTACATGAAGAATATAGATGGAAGTTTTAAAACATTCAAATTTGAAGAAGTTATAGAACAACCACAAACAAACAATGATGATCGTATAAACGCTTTAGAAATCAAATTAAACGCACTTATAGGAGCGTTACAACAAAATGGTACAAATACACCTAGTGAAACAAAAACAAGCCCACAGAAGGCTAAAACAAGCAAGAAAGGGGAAATAGCAAGTGAGTAATCCTTTATTTAATATGATGAATCCTAACCCTATGAATTTACTTCAAGGAATGATGGGAGGTAATCCACAAGAAATGCTTATGAATATGTTGAAAAATCAAAACCCACAAGCATTTCAACAAATTCAACAGATGATGGCTAGTGGGCAGAATCCACAACAAATGCTTAATGAAATGTTAAACAAAATGACACCTGAGCAGAAAGCCCAATTACAACAAATGGCTAATCAGTTCGGCATTAAATAGGTAACTACACTATAAGTGTTGTTATATATTCATTGAAGAAAGGAGGAAATACAGATGGAAGGTACTTCAATGGTAGGCATTCAGCCAACAATTCCAATCGGTGGTGATGGATTTGGTTTTGGTGGTGGTAGTGCTTGGATTATGTTAATTTTTGCATTTTTAATTTTAGGAGGAGGTTTTGGTGGTTATGGTGCAAATCGCCAAAACGTTGCAACTACCGAGGAATTAAGTGCAGGATTTAACTTTGCTGGAGTTAATAATTCATTAAAAGATTTAATGTTAGGACAAGCTAATATTAATCAAAACTTAAGTAATGCTATTTGCTCAAGCACTTACGAATTAGCAGGAAAAATTGATACTGCTTCACTTCAAACTCAATTAGGAATGAAAGACGTAGTAGCAACTGTTATTGCAGAAAACAATGCAACTAGAGAATTAATTCGTCAAGACAAAATTGAAGCATTACAAGCACAAGTTAATAAATTACAACTTCAACAAGCTGTATGCGGTATTCCTAAAACTAATCCATACGGGTATGGAACATATCCATACGTATGCCCTAACACATGCACAAATATTTAACGAGTGTATTTAGTACACCTAGAGCCTAGACGTGTACTCTAGGCTTTTTACTTAGAAAGGAGAAAACAAAATGATACAATCTTATTCACAAAACGTAACTGTACCAGCACAAACAGCAATTCCTTTTACTGCTAATTTTACAAAAGGGTGTACAGTTCAACAAACTAGCGATACAACTTTTCAATTCAACAAAAAAGGATTATACTTAGTACAATTTGATGCGGTAGTATCACAATCAACAACTGCTGGTAATGTACTTGCACAATTATTTGTTAATGGAGTAGCACAATTAAGAGGCGTTACTAGTACAGCGGTTTCAAGTGCCACAGATGCTTCTGCAATGTCATTTACTGCATATGTTCAAGTGCCAAATGATAATACTTGTGATTGCTCTGTAGCCCCTACTACAATGCAAATTAAGACAAATGGAACAATCGGAGCATTATTTGAACAAGCTAACGTAGTAATTACAAAATTATGCTAAATCAAGATTTTGAGTTACTAGACATTATCACTATTATTTCATTAATTTATCAAATTGACACTAACCAGCAATTACGAACACAAGCCAATAATGATGATATATTAATGGAAATTAGCGATTTTGCCGAAAAATTAACAACACAAAATGCTCGAATTATCGAGTTATTGGAGGTGCTAACAAATGCACAAAGCAATAATGATAAATGATTCTATGTTCCAACAAGCAATGCGTGGACTTGAAAAAGGATATAGTGCAGAAGATTTTCGGGTTTTTAGCCAATGTCTTGACAATATGCTAGATATCCATAAATTAAAAGGTGACGAAGAAGAAGAAGAACAAGAAGATTATGAAGTAAATGATACTATGATTGACGACAACATAAAAGAAATGGGAGAACATTTCTATAAATATGTCGAAGCTAAAAAAGTATATCATCAAATGAAAAGTGATGATAGCAAAGCTAAATCGATGCAACAACTTGATTACTTCATGCGTGCATTTACTAGCATGATCATGGAGCTTGTATCTTCAAGCGATTTTCAAGAAGAACGTGACGTTATAAAAATGAAAATTAAAGAGGTATTTTCCAACATTTAAGGGTACTTTTTAAGTATCCTTTTTTGTGCTATAATATTCATGAAAGGAGTGATTAAATGTTTAAAAACGCGGTTTTTAATGTATCAGTAGATACAAAAAAATGGTTTAAGGCTTCATTAATTCGTGCAATTAAAACAATGGCACAAGTAGCCAGCTCAATGCTAGTTATTGGTGCTTTCAATGAAACTGCATGGTCATTAATGTTACAAACAGTTATTGTATCGGGTATCGCTTCAATTTTAACAAGTGTAGCGGGTATTCCCGAAGTGGAAGGAGAAAGTGAATAATGAGAATCAATGTACACGCAGGGCATAACTCTATCGTTCCTGGAGCAGGTGGTTTTTTTAGAGAAGAAGTAGAAGATAGAAACGTAACTAATTTAGTTATTTCTAAATTGCAAAGTTTAGGGCATACAGTTTATAACTGTACTGATGACGTAGGAAATACTCAATCAAAAAATCTAAACAACATTGTTTCTAAATGTAATGCTCACAAAGTAGATTTAAATATTTCAGACCATTTTAATTCTTCAAATGGGCAAGGAAAAGGAGTAGAAGTATTAGTTTATTCTACATCAAGCCAAGCCTACAAATATGCAATTAATATTTGTAATGCAATCGCAGAATTAGGCTTCAAAAATCGTGGTGTTAAAGTTAGAACAAATTTAGCGGTATTAAGAAGAACAAACGATCCTGCTTTATTAGTTGAGTGTTGTTTCTGTGATAACCAAGAAGATGCTAGCAGATACAACGCGGAAGCAATGGCGAATGCTATCGTAAAAGGTATTACTGGGGTTGACTTATCACAACCAAAGCAACAAATTAAAATAGGCTACAACGGTCATGTAGAAGGATACGGATGGTTAAATCCAGTTAGCGATGGAACAACTTGCGGAACTACTGGACAATCGTTGAGATTAGAAGCTATTCAAATTGATACTAGATATATGAATTTGGATATTTACGCAAAAGTGCATATTGCTAATGAGGGTTGGAAAGATTATGGAAAAATTGATAATAATACTGTTATCGGAACAACTGGACAAAGCAAAGCATTAGAATGTATATGTTTAAATTGTACTAATGCTAATTTGGTTTATCGAGTTCATATCGAAGGAACTGGATGGAGTGCATGGACCAAAGCCGATGGAATCAGTACATTAGGAACAGTTGGGCAATCTCTACAATTAGAAGCAATCGAAATGAAAATTATTTAGGAGAGTTAATCTCTCCTTTTTAATTTTAATATTTTTTTAAATAAATACTTTACTTTTTTTAAATATTGTTATATAATAAATATGTAATCAAGGAACGGAGGAAGCAAAAATGAGAACAACATTAGAATTATTAAATGAAGTATTAACATTAGGGTTTAACAAAGATGAAGCATTAGAAAGCATTGATATGGCTTTAGATGATGAATTTGGTTATAAAAATAGAAAACCTATTGAAAAAGAACAATTAAACGATGAACTTTATGAAACTATCTTAGATAGTTTCAAATGTGAGTTAGATTAGGAGGTGAATAAAATGAAATTAAAGTATGCAAGAATTGAAGCTGGTATTAGTCAAAAAGAATTTGCTGAAATCATGGGAGTTTCTAGGACTATGGTTTCATTATGGGAACAAGGTAAAAACCTTCCTTGTAAAAAGAAAAGAGAAAAGATCAAAGCGTTTTTTAAAGAAAAAGGTATCGAAGTTAAATTTGAAGTATTATAGGAGGTAATTATATGAAATGGAGAGCAAGAGGGATTATAACTGTAATCGGTATAGTATATGTTATTGCTAGCGTTATTTCTAGCGTGATTCAATCAATTTAAGGAGGAATAGAAAATGGAAGATAGAGAAGAGCTGCAGGAATATTTAAAATATATCTACAACAGTGATTTTGAGGGAATTATGAACGCTTTAGAAGATATTCAAACGTTATTATTATACAATGGTGTTGACGTGCCATTGAATATAGAACATTTTAAAAATAAGGCTACTGATTTAATTTACAAGGCTGATGAATTATTGAAGGAGGAATAAAAGATGGAAACAAAAGAAATGAATATTTTTCAAAAATTAGGAGCGATCACAAATGAATTAGGTTTTGTTGCTAAAAATTTAAATGTAGCAGTATCAAAAAATAATTCATACAAAGCGACTGGAGAAGTTGATGTATTAGAAGCGGTTAAACCTTTAGAAAACAAATATGGAGTATATTCTTATGCTACGAATAGAGAAATTATAGCGAATGATATTCTTACACAAAACACTCAATATGGAGAAAGAACAAGTTTATTTTTAAGAATGAAGGTAACTTATAGATTTGTAAATACGGATAATCCAAAAGATTATATTGAAACAATTTCGTTTGCTGAGGGGATTGATAGCGGAGATAAGGCGAGTGGAAAAGCAATGACTTACGCCGATAAATATGCATTAATGAAAACTTATAAGATTAGCACTGGAGAAGACCCCGATCAAAAAGCGAGCGAAGAATATAAAAAGCCAACAAAAAAGGTTAGAAAAGAAACAAATAATGATGATAAATTAGAATTTATCAATAAATATTATAAAGACCATAGAGAAAAATTTGGCAGATTCTTAAAGGCTTATTTAAGTTCAAATAATGCTCAAAAAGTTAGCGATTTGAACGATAATCAAAAAGATGAAATTATTCAAGCTATTAATAATGGAAAACATACTTTTGAAGATTAAGGAGAAATTAAAATGGATTATTTACAATTACAACAAGAAATTGAAAGTTTAATAATTACAAATGATGATGAATTAAAAAATGCTAATAATTTAGCAAAAAGAGTAAATAAAGCGATTAAAGAAGTGAAAGCAGAGCATAAAGAAGAAATTGCTAAATATAATTCATTGCACAAAGAAGCTAAAGCAAAAGAAAAAAAAGAATTAGCACCATTAGAAAAAGGAAAAGAAATCATTAAAAAAGCTATTGGTAATTATATGAAAGAGTTAGAAAAAAAACAAATAGAAGAAAAAGAGGAAGCAGATTTATTTGGACTTGAAACGCCAACAACAGAAAAACCTAATTTAAATGGTACTCACGTTAGGAAAGTATGGAAAGCTAGAATAATTGATGAAAGCAAAGTACCAGTTTATCATGGCAAAATGTGCCTTAGGGATATTAATATGTCATTGTTAAATGATATTGCTAAATATTCTCAAGGAAAAGAAAAAATTGAAGGAGTTGAATTTTATCAAGAAGAAACAGTGGTGGTAAGATGAAAGACATATGCAAAGTTAAAGTGCTAGAAAATAACGTTCTAGTACTAAAACTTAACAGACCTATTAATCTTGATGAATCTAAAAAATATGAAGTAAACATAAAAGAGTACAAGCATAAACGCTCGTTAGAACAAAATTCTTATATGTGGGCATTAATAGGAGAGATAGACAAAAAACTTAATGGAGGACGCCCAAATGAGCCTATAAACGTATATATTCAATGCTTACAACGTGCCAACGCAAAATATGACTTTATATATCTAGTTCATGAAGCAGTTGAAGAAATGAAAAAGAAGTTTAGAGCAATGGAATATATAGGTAATGTAAATGTAAATGGAGTTAATTTAGAAAATTGGAAAGTATACTATGGTTCAAGTACAATGAACACAAAAGAGATGAGTAACTTAATCGATTGTGTTCTCGATTATGCAAGTGAAGTAGGAATTGATGATATTGATAATTATTGGAAAGAAATATTGAAAGGTGGTAAATAATGGCTAAATCAATAATGCAGAAAGATAAAGAATGCTATCTTACAAAAAGCAAAATAAGACTTCATAAGCACCATATCTATATGGGCCCATATCGTCAAAAGTCAGAGAAATATGGTTGTTGGGTATGGTTAAGAGCTGACTGGCATAACATGGCAGATTATGGAGTGCATTTCAACCATGAATTAGACATGCGTTTAAAGAAGGAATGCCAAAGAAGATTTGAAGATATACATGGTCACGAAAAATTCATGGAATTATTTAAGAAAAATTATATTTAAGGAGATTAACGAAATGAGAAAGTTATTTAAAATTGGAGATAAAGTTACAATTAGAGCTGATTTAAAAGCAGGAATGAATATTAAATTCAATGTTAATGATGAAATGGAAAAAATGGCAGGAAAAGAAGCCACTATCACAGGAGATAGTGATAATAAATTTAAATTAAATATTGATAATGGTGAATGGACTTGGAATATGGCAATGTTTGCAGAATTTCAGTTAATATTGGAAAAACATAAGAAATGGGTAGTGAGTGAGCCTGATGGCGAACGAGCAGACTTGAGCAATGCAGACTTGAGCAATGCAGACTTGAGATATGCATACTTGAGATATGCAGACTTGAGATATGCAAACTTGAGCAATGCAGACTTGAGCAATGCAGACTTGAGATATGCAAACTTGAGCAATGCAGACTTGAGCAATGCAGACTTGAGATATGCAAAGAACATATATATTCCTATTAACTGTCCAGAAAAAGGTTCTTTTATTGGATTTAAAAAAGCAATGACTAACAAAGAAGAAGTTATTGTTGAATTATTAATAACAGAAGATGCTAAAAGATCATCTGCTACAAGTAGAAAATGCAGATGCTCTAAAGCAAAGGTATTATCAATAACGAGTTTAGATGAAACAGAGCAATATTATGAAGCGTATTCTAGTTATGACAATGATTTCATTTATGAAGTTGGTAAAACTGTTGAACCTGATTTATTTAATGAAGATAGATTTGATGAATGTTCAAATGGTATTCACTTTTTCATTACTAGACAAGAGGCAGTTGATTATTAATGAAGTTTACAATACCAGGAAGATTAGACGGTTTAAATGAATATACTTCTTCAAATCGTACCAATCGCTATAAAGCGAATAATGAAAAGAAATTAAATCAAATGCACGTGAAATATGCGATTAGAAAAGCAAAGTTAACAAGAGTGGATAAATACCCTGTTAAGCTAAAAATAGCGTGGTATGAGCCGAATAAACGTAGAGACATAGACAATGTCGTTTTTGCAACAAAATTTATACAGGATGCTTTGGTTAATGAGGGTATCTTGGTAAATGATAGTCAAAAGTATATCAATGGTTTAGAGCATATTGTGATGTGTGATAGAGAGAATCCGAGAATTGAAGTTGAGATATTAGAAATGGGATGAAGAAGAATGATTGAAGTTTATACAAAATCGCATTGTAGAAGCTCACGTAAAGCATTGAAATTATTGAAAATATCAGGTGTATGTTATGAGCGTAAAAATGTATCTGAAATAAAAGAAAAAGAGTTTTTTAAAATTCTAAAAATGGTAGAAAATGTTCAAGATATAATTGTGATTCCAAGAATTAAATATAATGTTGATGATTTAACTCTAAAACAATTATACAAAGCGTTTGAAGAAGATAACTATATACTTAAAACACCTTTGATTATATACAATAACAAGGTTTTGAGTATAGGTTACAATTTAGAAAAAATATGCAGATTCATTGAAAAAGAAATTGGATATGTACCTGATGAATTACAAGAAATGATTAAACAACAAATAGAAAATTTCCAAATTGGTGGTAAATCGCCAAAAAAGAAAGGAAGGAAATAAAAATGCAATCGTATAAAGAATATTTTGATAAAGAATATTTTGAAAAACAACTAAAAGAAGCGGATAAAGTTAGGAAAGAAATAATATTGAAAGAATTAAAAGAATTAAATGCAGAAAGAATAATTATATTTGGAAATCCAATAACAAAAAAGAACCATTCACAAATAATAAAAGCTGGTAATAGACGTATTATTATTCCAAGCAAGCAATATAAAAAGTATGAGAGCGATTTTGTTGCTCAATGTATAAAATTAGGGGTATACGGTAAAAACCTCTCAAAACGCTTAAATATCGCTTGTATCTATTATATGCAAACAAGACGTAAAGTCGATTTAACAAATTTATTAAGTGCAACTATGGATTGCCTTGTAAAAGCTAAAGTTATCGAAGATGATAACTGCAAAATAGCATATAGTCATGATGGTTCGAGAGTGTTTTATGACAAAGAAAATCCAAGAGTTGAAATAACTATAACAGAGGTAGAACAATGAAAGATTTAAAAGAACAAGTGGAATATATATTATATACTTGCCCACAATCAAGAAATGACGATTTTATATTGATAAATGAAGTTTACAAAAGATACTATTTTAATACAAAAATAATATCTTTTGATAGTATGCTTAATAATCATAGAAATTACAAACTTCCTTCTTTTGAATCTATAACAAGAACTAGAAGAAAAGTGCAAGCAGAAAAAGAAGAACTAACCGCTTGCGATATAGTAAAAATAGCAAGAGAAAAGAAAGAAAAAGAATACAGAGAGTTATACCGAAAATAACTCTCTTTCATGTATAATATAAGTGTAATAAGAAAGACAGAGGTAAATAAAATGAAAGAATTAACAGTGGCTATTTAAGGTGGGTAAAACAATGAAATACAGAGATAAAGATTATCCAGTATACGAAAAATTGCCTGAAGGTTGGATAATCTTAAAAGGTGCAACAACTGCACCAAAAGGCTATAAATGGATTAGAAGCACTAAAAGCATTTTTGATAAGAATAAGAAGTTAGCTTTTTTGAAGGAGGAATGGAAATGAAAAAAGAAATAAAAATTGAATTATACAACGATCATTTTGAGAATGCGAAAAGGTATCAAATACCACGAGCACAACTTATTATTGCAGATATACCATATAACATTGGCATTAATGCTTATGGTTCTCGTAGTGATTGGTATGTTGGTGGAGATAACAAAAATGGAGAAAGTGAAAAAGCAGGAAAAACATTTTTTGACACTGACAATGATTTTAAGATTTACAACTTCTTTCAGTTCTGCACGAGGTTATTAAAAAAAGAGCCAAAAGAAGTTGGAAAAGCGCCTTGTATGATTATTTTCTGCTCATGGCAACAATTAAACGAGATTAAAGATTATGCAGTACAATTTGGATTTAAACACGCACAACCTTTATTCTTTATAAAAAAATCATCAAGCCAAGTATTAAAAGCAAATATGCGTATTTGTGGCGCTACTGAAGTTGCTTTAGTTTTATATCGTGATAAACTACCAAAGTTTAACAATGATGGTAAAATGATTTTAGATTGGTTTGAATGGGATAAGGGGGGGAACTATCCAAAGATACACCCAACACAAAAGCCTGTATCAGTATTAAAAAAACTTATTGAAATATATACAGACCCTTATGATGTTGTTATAGACCCAGTTGCAGGAAGTGGCTCAACATTAAGAGCGTGTGCTGAATTAAACCGATCATGTTATGGCTTTGAAATTAAAAAGAAGTTTTATAAAGAAGCAAAAGAAAAAATGTTATCAAACGTTAATACAACTATATTTAATTTTTTGGAAGATTAAAGTCTTCCTTTTTATTTAAAAAGTATTGCAATTCATAATAATATATGGTAATATATAGTAAAGAAAGGAAGTGAAACAATGAAAGAATTTTATAGTTTAAATGAAGTCGCTGAAATCTTAGGCTTTAGTATTAAAACAGTAAGAGAATGGGTAAGACTTAAAAAAATTAATTACGTTAAAATCTTAGGAAACATTAGAGTTCCTAAAGAAGAATTAGAGAGATTGAAGAAAGGAGAATAAAATGCCCAAAATATTAGATAGTAATTATTTTCAAATTAACGGATGGATGGTTAATAAATTAAAATTAAGTGGTAATGAATTAATGGTATATGCTATTATATACGGGTTTTCTCAAGACGGAGAAAGTAAGTTTACAGGAAGTATCAACTATCTATGCGATTTTATAAACTCAACAAGACCGACAATTATTAAATGTCTAAAATCTTTAGTTGATAAAAATTATATTTTGGGCATTTTATTCTCCTTTCTTCAATC